GAACCTTACCAAGATCGTATATTAAGACAATCACGTGATGCTGCCGCAGCACCAGAAACTCCGTTAGATGCTTTTGGAGGACCTGGCCCGGTAACACCAACAGCACCGACTACAGTTACAGGTCCTGATTCGGCTAATGCACAATCAGCTCCTGAACCAATAGTTCCAGGAAGTGTATACATATATGAACCACTCACTCCCGGCTTTGATAGATATGATTTTAATTCAGGAAAAAAAGTTTATACGCCTAATAGTGGAGCAAGTAGAACTAACCAAGGACAGCTAGTGACAAGCGGCGGAACAACAGAACCAGCGCCAGCAGCACCAGTTCAAGATCCAGATGTAGACTTTGATGATGCATATGGTGGAAATTTTAGAGGACCCTTTTAATGGCTAACGGAAATTATTCAAGAACAACTAGTGCTGCAAAAACTGGATTTAAAGATTCAGGACCGTATGAAGCAATTGTTGTTAATAATCTTGATAGTAAATATATGGGCGGATTAGTTGTAGAACTATTAAAATATACTAGTTCAGGAGGCTCGCCAGAGCGTAGTGGACAATTATTAAATGTAAAATATCTTTCACCATTTTACGGAGTAACTCCGCATTCAGCAGTTAGTGCTAACGATGGCTATGAACACACACAAAAAAGTTATGGTATGTGGATGGTACCGCCTGATGTAGGAACTAAAGTACTTGTAATATTTGCTGAAGGAAACACAAATTTTGGATATTGGATAGGTTGTATACCTGCAGATTATATGAACTTTATGGTTCCTGATGGTAGAGCGTCCACTGAAAATACAACTGGAATAACACCACCTACATTAGCAGGTAGAAAATTACCTGTAGGCGAATACAATAAAGCAATAGAAACTGGATCAAAAGTTGATCCTACATTATTTACTAAACCTTATAATAAAGACTTCTCAGAAACATTAGAAATACAAGGTTTAATAAATGACGAAGTTAGAGGAACTACAACTACTAGTGCTAGAAGAGAAGTTCCAAGTATGGTATTTGGCCTAAGTACGCCTGGTCCTAAAGATAGAAGAGATCAAAGTCCGGTTACTGAAATCGGCACAAAAGGCGAAAAAATAGTTACACCATCAAATAGACTAGGCGGTACAAGTTTTGTAATGGATGATGGTGATGAACGCTTTGTACGTGCTACACATGCAGAAGATGGTCCGCCAATTTATAAAAATAAAGGCACAGGCGAAGAAGGTGGCGACAGAACTATTCCGCAAAATGAATTAATGCGTATTAGAACTAGAACAGGCCATCAACTGTTAATGAATAATAGTGAAGATTTAATTTATATTGGTAATGCTCGTGGAACAACTTGGATAGAAATGACCAGTGATGGTAAAATTGATATCTATGCACATGATAGTGTTAGTGTTACAACTGATAATGATTTTAATATTGCAGCAGGCCGTGATATAAACATGGAAGCAGGCAGAAATGTTAATATCAAAGCCGCTGGAAAAGCTAGGGGTGCAGAGAGTGGCAGAGTACAAATTGAATCTAAAGGTAATTTTAATTTACATGTAGGTCAAACTAGTAAAATTACTGTAGGAAAAGACCAACATATTAAGGTAGATAGATCGCAATATATAGATACAGGTAAAAACTTACATATTCATACTAGTGCTGATAATAGATTAACAGCTGACGGCTCAACGCATATTACTAGTGCTAAAGAACATAGAGAAACAGCAACATATGTACATATGAACGGTCCAACAGCAGCACCTGCAAACAAAGCAGTTGCAGTTGAACCATTACAAACAGTTACATTGCCTAAAGTTAAGCCAGGCGGATTAATAACTAGTTTTGAAAGTATCCTTACAAGAGCACCACAACACGAACCGTGGCCACATCATGAAAACTCTAATCCGTTAGCATTTAAGAAAGTTGAAACAGATAGAGAATCACCAGGTCCGCTTCCTAGTTCAGACCGAGTACTTACTCCTGATACATTTAATAAAAATATGCAAGGAAGAACAGCTAGTGGTTATGTACAAGGTAGTGGAGGAAATATTAGTACAGGACATATTACAAGAGGTCCAGGTAACGGGCAACCACCTGTGCCACCTGGCGATTATACTAGTGACTTTAACTTTGATCCAGAATTAGGTTCATTGAGTGCTAGATATGAATCAAGAGGAAATCCAGCAACTATTGGTTGGGATAGTACAGGCGGCTTTAGTTATGGTACATACCAACTTGCAGCAAACGTAGGTGTAATGAATGAATTCCATGCTTGGTTAGGACGTAATCATGGAGAACTTGCATCACCGCTATTACAAGCAGGTGGACCAGCAGCAGCAAGAGCAGGCACACCGGCATATAAAGCAGCATGGGCGCAAGTAATGGCAACACCAGAAGGTGCAGAAGCACAACATCAATATGCAGTAGTTGCATATTATGCCCCAGGTGCAAGACTTATTAAAAATAGAACAAATCTTGATGTAAATGAACGTTCGCTAACAGTGCAAAATGTTGTTTGGTCAACAGCTATTCAACATGGTCAAGGCGGCGCACGTAATATATTCCAGAGAGCGTTAGCTGCAATAGGATTTCCGCCAAATGAAGTATCATTAACAGAACCAACTGATGCAGCAATAGTTAGAGCAGTATATAGTGAACGCCGTGCTAACAATGGAAGTAAGTATTTTAGAAGCAGTACAGGTGCAGTTAGAACAAGCGTTGTTAACAGATTCCATAATGAAGAAGCAGATGCTCTTAGAAGTTTAGAACAAGAAATTGCAGAAGCACAAGCAAACCCACCAACGATGGAACCGACAGATAACAGCTCTACAATAAGCCCTGTTACGCCACACAGTAGCGCACAATAAGGGGTAAATATAGTATGAGCCAATTAGAAAAAAATTTATATAAACGAGTAACTGTACAGCAACCTGTGCAAACAGCTAATACAGGTAGAAAATACAGAGGTTTTTCAACTATTGCAGACGCTAAAAGTTTTAGTGTTTACGACTTTGAGCTCATTAAACAAGACTTAATTAACCACTTTCATATCCGCCAAACAGAAAAACTAAGCGATCCTACGTTTGGTACTATTATTTGGGATATGCTCTACGAACCATTTACAGTTGATGTACAAGAAGCAATTATTGAAGATGTAACTAAAATTATCAATTACGATCCTAGAATCAAAGCAGATAACATTGTAATTGATACTTATGAGCAAGGTATCCAAGTTGATTGTACTATAAGTGTTCTTCCATTTGGAATAACGGATCAATTGCGGTTCAAATTTGATAAAGAAAACGGACTTTTATAAGTACAAAATTAAATACGCACTTTTTCCTTTCAGCTAAATATTAGTATAAACAAGGAAACGCATATGTCTGCAAATGATAGACAGTCAAGGTTATTAGTAGCTGAGGACTGGAAAAGAATTTACCAATCATTCCGTAACGCTGATTTTCAAAGTTATGACTTTGATAATTTACGCCGTACGATGATCAATTACTTACGTCAAAATTATCCAGAAGATTTTAATGATTATATTGAATCGAGTGAATATCTTGCGTTAATTGATATGATTGCTTTCCTTGGGCAAAACCTATCATTCCGTATTGATTTAAATGCACGTGAAAACTTCCTTGAAACAGCAGAACGCAGAGAAAGTGTACTACGTCTAGCACGTATGTTATCATATAACCCAAGACGTAATCAAGCAGCAAATGGTCTACTTAAATTTGATACAATCAAAACTACAGAAAATCTTCTAGATTCTAATGGGTTAAATTTAGCAGGCCTTACAATAAAATGGAATGATCAAACAAATACATCTTATTTTGAGCAGTTTGTTAAAATTTTAAATTCAGCATTACCACTATCAAACTCAATTGGTAATCCTTTAAAGTCTGCATTAATTGCAGATGTACAAACACAAAAATATAGATTAAATGCTTCTAATACTGGACAAGCAATTTACCCGTTTACTAAAAGAGTTGAAGGCGTAAGCACCCGTTTTGAAGTAGTAAGTACTGATATAACTGGCGAAAGTATTTTAGAAGAAGCACCATTGCCAGGTAATAGCCCAGCATTTTTATTCCGTGATGACGGTTCTGGCGCTGGCAGTGCTAACACTGGTTTCTTTATGCATTTCCGTCAAGGTAAATTAGAAACAGGTAACTTTAATGTTGCAAATCCAACACCAAATCAGTCAGTACAGATTGATGCTGAAAACATTAATGATAGTGATATTTGGTTATTTGCTCTAAACAGTGCAGGATTTGAAAGTAATGAATGGACCAAAATTGATGCTGTAGAAGGTAACAATGTTATCTACAATAGTTTGTTTAATAAAACTAGAGATGTATTTGCAGTAACAACACGTATTGGTGATAGAATTAACTTAGTGTTTAGTGACGGTGTATTTGGCAATTTACCAGCAGGAAACTTTAGATCATATTATAGAACTAGTAATAATCTGCGTAGTGTAATTACTCCAAGTGCAATTAATACAGTAAGTATTGATATTCCTTATCAATCAAGAAACGGTTCACAACAAACTCTTACTGTTGGACTTAAATTAAACTACACAGTTAGTAATGGTGCACCTGCAGAAACTAATACAGAAATTAAACAAAATGCTCCAGCAACATATTATACACAAAATAGATTAGTTACAGGCGAAGATTACAATATTGGACCTCTTGCAATTAGTCAAAATATTATTAAAACTAAAAGTTCAAATAGAATTTCAAGCGGTATCAGTAGATTCTTTGATCTAAAAGATGCTAGTGGAAAATATTCAAACACCAGTTTGTTTGCAGATGACGGAGTAATTTACAAAGAAGAATTTACTGAAAAACAGACATTTACATTCAATACTCAAACAGATATTGAAGGTGTTATATACAATACTATTGAAAGTATTTTAGGCAATATTAATTCACAAAATTTCTATCTTGCAAAATATCCTAAAATTATTGTTAGTGACCTTAATGCAACATGGACACAATCAGCTACAAGTACAAACCAATCATTAGGTTTGTTTAATGATATTGATAGTAATGCATATACTGTAGGGACGTTTACTGCTAATAGTTTAAGATTATTAGAAGCAGGAGCAATGTTAAAATTTGTTGCACCTGCTGGCAAACATTTTATGCCAAGCGGTATATTAATGGATGATGGTAATGGCGGTGACCATTTAGGTAAGACAAGTTACAAATGGTGCAAAGTTATATCTGTAACTGGCAACGGTACAATAATTGACGAAGCTGGACTAGCACCAATTGTGTTAAATGATGTTATACCGACAGGTGCTATATTAGAACAAATTGTGCCAAACTTTTCTAGAGCATTAATTAACGATATTAAAATAGAATTAATTGACCAAACATTTGAATATAAAGATTTTGCTCTTAGATATGATCAATATGACAGACAGTGGAAAATGGTATTAGCAGAAGACATTAATACACTTAATAATTTTGCCACAGGTAAAGCAGGTGATATTACAGGCGAAAATCTTGATGCAAGTTGGATGTTATATTTTAAGACTGATGGTGAAAAATATACAATTACATATCGTAATTTACGTTATGTAATGGAAAGTGCTGATGAAATTAGATTCTTCTTTGACGCTGCTGATAAAATTTATGATCCAGCGACTGGACAAATTGTTAGAGATAAAATCAATATTTTAAACATTAACCGTAAACCAGGTGAGCTATCACCGTTCACAAGAGATTTTGGATGGACAATTACAGATGCATACAGAGATTCAGAAGGTTATTTAGACAGCCGTAAAATACAAGTTCAATTTATTGATCTTGACGATGATGGCATAGTTGATGATCCAACAATATTTGAACAAATTGTTGGTGAAGAAGATGCTACTATTGATACAGAAGATAAACTAATATTTCAAAAGAAATATACAACTACAGACGGCGTAGAAGATTTTAAATATTTTTCAAATCCTATTGTTAATACTGTTCCAGAAATAGTTATAGTTCAAAACGAAGCTGCAATTGCACCTTATAGTTCACGTTTAGAAGGTCAAATATTTTACTTAATTGACGAAGACATTTTTAGAAAATTAAATAAAGCACTAAACAATACAACAATCAATACTGATTATAAAGCCTATTTTGGTCGTGCAGATCTAAAATTCCATTATACGCATGTTGCAGATAGTGGTTATAGAATTGATCCAAGTGCAAGTAATATTATAGATACTTACATATTAACTAAAACTTATGATACACAAGTTAAACAATATATTGCAGGATCAATTAATGTTAAGCCAAAACCACCTAGCAACGACGAATTGTTTAGAAGTTACGGATCAGAAATAAACAAAATTAAAAGTTTAAGTGACGAATTAATATATCATCCTGTAAAATATAAAATTTTGTTTGGTGACAAGGCAGCGCCAGATTTACAAGTTAAATTTAAAATTGTTAAAAATACTAATATGGTTATTAATGATAATGAGCTCAAATCTAATATTATTGAAGCTATTAATAAATTCTTTGATATTGAAAACTGGGACTTTGGAGAAACTTTTTACTTCCAAGAACTTAGTGCCTATATCATAAACCAGCTGTCTCCAAAACTGGTAAGTATACTAATAGTACCGCGCCAAACTACACAATCGTTTGGTAGCTTATTTGAAATAAAGAGTGAACCAGATGAAATATTTGCAAGTGCTGCTAAAGTGACCGATATTGAAACAATTGATCAATTAACAGCAACTAACTTACAAGCAAGCGGCACAGTAATAAATCAAGTGTCAACTAGTACAATAGCAGGGATTACAAGCAGTGCATCAACAAGTACAAGTACAACAACTACTACCACTACACCAAGTAGTGGATCGAGTGGCAGTTCAAGCAGCAGTTCAAACGGTGGAGGCTATAGTTACTAATGGCTAAGAATGATCAAAATGAAAGTGCATTGCCAGTACCGGGGCAAAATAATAAAATTACATCAAGTGATTTTTTACCTAAGTTCTTTAGAACACAGGCTAACAAAAAGTTTTTACAAGGTACACTTGATCAACTTATACAACCCGGCGTTGCTGAAAAGATTAATGGATATTATGGTAGAACAACTGCTAAAGCATTTAAAACTACAGACAATTATGTAAATGATGTAACAGCAGATAGAACTAATTATCAATTAGAGCCTTCTACTGTTATTAAAGATGTATACAACAACGTAACTTTTTATAAAGATTATAATGATTATGTTGGACAATTAAATGTATTTGGAGCAAACACCACTAACCATAGTAGACTAAACGGCCAAGAAACATATGCATGGAACCCAAATATTGATTGGGATAAATTTGTAAACTTTCGTGAATATTACTGGATGCCAAATGGTCCTATTAGTATTCCTGTAAGGGGACAAAGCAGAGAAGTTGTTAGTACATATACTGTTACAACTGAAGACCAAGGCGATAATATTGCTTATGTATTTAATGATGGATTAACACGCAATCCTAATTTAAAACTATACCGCGGCCAAACATACCGCTTTGAAATTGATGCTCCTGGACACCCAATGGCAATTGCTATTAGTAGAACATTTACTCCTGGCAGTGCAATTTTAACAGCAGGCACACAAGGACTTAGAGCAAGTGGATTATTTGATGCAGTATTATACGGCAACGAATATGACCAAGGTGAATTTATCATTCTTCCAAGTGGCGGCAGTGTTACTTTTGCAGATGACGATAATGTTTCAACATTATATCCAGATGGAATTCGTAAGTTAGGTGAAGAAGGCGAAGAAGTAGCAATTGCTTATATTGAAAAAGGCACTATTGAATTTACTATTCCTGTTAATGCACCTGACAGATTATATTATATTAGTAAGAATGCAGTAGATACTAGTGGTCAAATTAGAATCTACGACATTGAAGAAAATGCATTCCTAGATGTTGGTGAAGACATTTTAGGTAAAAAAACATACAAAAGTGCTAACGGCGTAGAATTATCAAATGGAATGAAAATTAAGTTCCAGGGCGATGTATTACCTAATGATTATGAACAAAATGATTGGTATGTAGAAGGCGTTGGAGATAAGATTAAATTAATTAAAGATAAAAATTTAATTATCCCAGCTGCATATAGTGATACAAAACGTATTGCATTTGATAGTGATAGTTTTGATACATTACCATTCTCAGATGCTACAGCAAATGCAACAAACAAAGATTACATTGTTGTTAATAGAGCATCTCCTGATAGAAATGCTTGGAGTCGTTATAACAGATGGCACCATAAAGATGTAATTCAAAAAAGTTTTGAACTTAACCATATGCCGGTAGTAGTTGACGAATCAACTAGAGCTAAACGTCCTATTATTGAATTTGAAGCAGGACTAAAATTAGATAACTTTGGTGCTATTGCTAAACAAGATGTTGATTTAGTAGATACATTTACTAAAGACGTCTTTAGTACAATTGAAGGACAAATTGGTTATAACATTGATGGTATTAATCTAGCAGATAATATGCGTATCTTGTTTACAGCAGATACTGACGCATTAGTTAGTGGTAAAATTTATCAAGTTAAATTTGTTAAAATTGCAAACAACAGACAGATAAGTTTAATTGAAACTACAGATACATTACCGATTGATTTAGAAACAGTATTAGTTACACAGGGTGTAAAAAATGCAGGTAAAAGTTATCATTACCACGGTGATAAATGGACAGCAGCACAAGAAAAAACTGCACGTAACCAAGCACCGTCATTTGAAGTTTTTGACTCCAATACAAATAGTTTTAGTGATATTGCATTTTATCCGTCAACAACATTTAAAGGTACTAAGTTATTTTCATATGCAGAAGGTGAAGGTACTGTAGATACTGAATTAGGTTTTCCATTAGCTTATAAGTCTATTGAAAACTCGGGTGATATTGTTTTTGATTTTAATTTATTAAATGATACATTTACATACCAAAGTGAAACTGAGTTATTTTCACAAAGTATTTGTAGCGGATATTTAAAGAAATATTCAACACTTACAAAGTTTTCATATGTAAACGGTTTTAGTAGCACTCCGTCAAATAGTAAACAGTTTGTTATACAAGAATACGCAGCAACAGAAACTGAATTACAAAAATTTAAAATTGATGTTTATGAAAATTCAAGTTCTGTAACTGATTTAAAAGTTGTTGTTTTTGTTAATAATAAATTAAAGTTAATTGATACTGATTATACAATTGATAAAACTGCACAAGATGCTGTTGTTGTATTTAATACAGCATTAGAAGCAAATGATGTTGTTAAAATTAAAACAGATTCTAAAACTAGCAAAAATAAAAATGGATACTATGAATTTCCATATAACTTAGAACGCAATCCGTTAAATGACGATGTTAATCAATTTACATTAGGCGAAGTAATTGACCACGTTGATAGTATGTTGGAAGATATACCAGGTTATACTGGTGAATACTTAGGTATAAGTAACTTGCGTGATTTAGGAGATTTAGATCGCTTTGGTAAAAGATTTGTAAAACATAGTGGACCAATTAACTTACCATTGTACCATACTACAAATAAGTCATATAATATTGTAAAAGCAATATCTTATTCACAAAAAGAATATTCAAGATATAAGAAAACATTTTTAGATACTGCTGCTAATTTAGGCTACGATGGTCCTACAAAGGCACACGTAGATTTTGTTATAAAAACTATCAATAGAGATAAAATAAAATCACAGCCGTTTTACTTCTCGGATATGATTGCAACTGGAGCATCTAACAAAATTGAATATACTGTTCTTGATGCAAGAACAACTGAATATCCAATTACTGATAATTTTAATTTATCAACACTAACATCACAAAGTGTAATTGTTTATTTAAATGGTGTGCAGTTAGTACACCAAAAAGATTACAACTTCAATATTGCAGGATATGTTTCAATTGATGCTAACCAAGTTGAAAATGATAAAATTGAAATCCACGAGTATGCAAATACTGACGGAAGTTTTATTGCTCCAACACCAACTAAATTAGGACTATATCCAAAGTATTATCCTGAACTAACAATAGATGATACTGTATTAGGTAAAGAGCCGGAAACATCTGGACCGTTTAAGATTTACGGACAAGATGA